AAGCACCTAAAGAGTATTCTTTTCCTTCTTGCACAAATGAAATGTACAAATTACCAATACCATCATCATATATTCTACAGGAACGAATTACATTTTTGTAATCAAGACAATTAAACAATGAAGATTGAATATTTGGTTTTTCTATAGAATCACTTCTTACCAATCTATTTTGTAATTTTATTGTGTAATTTTGTTTTATATTATAAACTGGAGCTAACCGATATTCTAATTGTGGTGTTATTGTTGCACTTAAAATAGAACTATCGATATCTAGAATGGATCTTTCCAATTCATTTGAAATTAAATCAGCATCAAAAACATCTAAATTGTCTATGATGTAATTGTTTATTGCTGTTTTAATTTTAGTTTTAAGTTGCTCTATAGAACCTTTATTTTTAATTATGTCAATTTTTGCATCGCAATTAATTATTAAGTATATGATGTTCGGGTCTACAATCTCAGGAATTATACCAACAACAGATCTGTCTCTAGATAATCCCTTTAGAATTGTATTTTTTTCGGTTTGGGTTAAAGCGGCCCGGTTTTCTGGTTTTATAGCAATAAAAACTTTACCATAAAATGGTGGATCATTTTCTTCTCCACCCCAACACTTTATTGATTTAATGAAACCAAAATCTTTTTGTAGTAAAACAGAATAATCGTTTGCAGTTACTGCTCTTTCTTGTGCTGTAAATGCCTTTGGTGCTTTATATTTAATAGATTGTATTGTTTCTCTTTCAGAACCACCAAATGAGGGTGTTACTACGGCTATAGTGGCATCACTTAAAGCAGGAGATGTGAACACTCTAGAAAGAACGTCATCATTAATACCAATACCATTTGCTTCAGAACCAGAACTTTCTAAGAATGTAATTGTAACTAAGTTACCTTCTGTTAATCTTTTTCCTATTACTCCATCTCCAAAGTATATTCTATAATACTCATCAGGTCCTTCTTCTAGGAAATAAACATTAGAGTTACCATCTATTTCTGTGATATTTGATGCTTCACTCCAGACATCAGAAGAACCCGAAGCATCCGTTACACTTCTTTGTACTGTTACAGTTATTGTGCTTACGTCTACTTTTGTGCTTCTTAGTGTTATTTTTTTGAAAGGATTGGAACCATCAATTACATAATTGACTGTACGCAATATTCCTTCTTTTAAATTAATTGCACCTGTTGAAAATGTTGTTACTGTGCCATCCTCAGCCTTTTCGGCTTCGGTGAATAGAGCGTCATTTAAATTATAAAAATAGTAAACAGAAGTGTCTTTATTTACTTTAAACGCAGTATATTTTTCCAAAACATAACTATCCAACATTCCATTACTTGCGGGGCGACTAACTTCTACTGAGCATGTTGCTGAAGTTGTTGAAGTTGGAGTATATCCTAAATTTTTTGCAATAGAAACAACTGATGATCTTTTTTGCGCTGTATCCAAAAAGGCTTCATTAAATGTTATATTGTTGTATAATGATTGATAATGTGTGTTGTATGCTAAAATATCTAAAAGAATGTTTAGAGTAGAACCCTCAAAATTATAGCCATTAAACTTGTCTTGTGTTTTTAAGAATGATATTAAATTTTGTTTAATATCATTATAATCTAATTTTGAAAAATCTGGGTTCATCTGATCCTCTCAAGATTTATTTGTAGACTCTGTGGAGTGCTTTGATCTTCATTTCTTAAAGTAAAAGTTATGTCTATTTGCAGCAAATTTTTGTCGTCAAAGTTTTGTACTTCTACCTTTTGCAATAATGCTCGTGTTTCATATTTCGAAATTATATATTCTACTTTTTTTGTAATAATATCAGATAAAATTGCATCTGGGAAATTTTCAAACAATACCTCATTTAATCCCACATCTATTAGTGGATCAAATGGTTTATCAAACTTTTTCAAAAACATCAAATTACGCAAACTTTGCTTTACTGCATCCAGATCCTTTTTAACGGATATATCACCAGTTATTGGGTTGCTGGTAAAATCGTTACTTAAATCTGTTATTTTGATTTTTGCCATTAGTGTTTAATCAGTAAAGTATTTAAGATTCGTATGTCTTTTTTAAGAAAATTTAGAACAAAATCAGCATTTATTTGTTCTGCATGATTCCAAGAACACCATTCAGCACAAATATAACCATATGGAGATAGACTGGTATCTTTCTTTAAAGGAACTAATACAAATGCAATTGTATTTCGTGCTTCCATAAATCCTTTAAAATGACTATCTGTTAATGTATTTGTAAAAATTATTCTGGCTTCATCTTCTTGTAATATTTTAAGTTTTTCTATAAATCTAGTCAACAACACTCCTTGTTGTTGATCTATGGTTTGTTCTACACCCAAAGAGCAAGATTCATGTGTTATGGAAAACTTTAATATGCTTTCCCCGCTAAAGAAATCACCACCATTATGAAATTGTGCAATATATGCTCTTGCACAGTCTAATTGTATTCTCACCTCGGTTAAAACTTCATTTACTTGTGTGTGTAACTTTGTAAAATCTGTGCCATTGTTGGAAAACAATGTATGTTTTTTATTTTTTGTATTTTTTAATAACTTTAGTAATGCAAAACTAATTCCCATAGCAAAGGATATGATGGAAACACCAGCAGCATACCACATTTCAGGACTGATTGATTTGAATATTGAAAACATAAGAATATCCCAGTAAAGTGCGTGCCTCTATTTATGAATTTTTGGCGCCAGTTGGTGTCCATTCTTTCTTGTTATTTTTCATAAATGATTCTGTTTCCGATGGTTTAGCAGTTTCGTACTGACTTGGATTATCCAAATTAATTGGTTTTGGATCTGGTGAGAATGGTGGTGCTTTTTTGTCGTCTGGTTTGTATAACAATGGAGTTTTTAGAGTTACATCTTTAGGTGTTTTTAGCTCTATTTTATCCGTTGCAGATCTTAATACTGTAAATTTTTCACCTATTATTTCTAGACTATTTCCAGAATACAATCTAAATTTACCAGTATATTCTGCACCAAATATGTCCATGCTCTTTTTTGCTTTAATTGTAATTTCCGAAAGTCCATCAATTTGTATACTTGCGGTTGATGCTAACCACCAATTACCACCAGTTTTAGTAACAAAAGAACCATAAATTGATTTTTCTTGAGATTGTAACTCTTGTTTTTTGTGTTGTCCTTTTTCGTTAATATTACCATTGACTTCGGTTATTTGATTTCCGCCGACATAAGTTCTTTTATCCCCCAACAAATATTCGCCCAAATAGCCTGAAGAGTTTGACAGATACTTTTGATCAAATTCCCCATCAATTCTTTCATCCCTGTTCCCTCCTATTTCGTTAACTACATCGCCTGCAACCACAACGTGCATATGACCACCAACTTCTAAATTGTAATCGCCGGCAACGGTGTGGTTATAATTTCCTTTGTCTTGACGTATATTTACGTCACCTTTGTTCAAACGAATATTTGCGTCACCTTCAACCAAAGAAACATTCATATTTCCTTTATGAATATAAATGTTTACATTTGCATTTCCCGCTACATGAATATCAAAATTTACATTTTCTTCTTTACTGTTTTCTTCTTCGTCATCATTTATAAGAATCTTTAATCCCTTATCAACGGTTACGCTAGAATATCCACCCAAGTGAACATATTGGTCTCGAAAAACATGAAAATAACTATCTCTCACATGCTGCTCTACGAAATCACCATTAGGATAAACTTCTAAATTTGTACCAGAACGATGAAAAACGGATAGTCTTTCGCTACCGGGAGTATCATCGGTTTCGAATACGTGGCCGCTTTCAGTTTGATATGTTTTATTAAATGGATATATTGATACTGGTTTAAATTCTTTGCTTTTCTTTTCTTGATTTGGGTATAAATCTTTACCTTCTATTTCTTCGCCTTGTTTCCTGCCGTGTTCAGTTTCTGGTTGAGTCCATTGTTTATTCGATTGCGTTACTTGTTCGTCGTCGTTTTTCTTTTGTTTTTCTTTTTGTATTTCTTCTTTTGTTTTTGCTGGTGCAGCCGATGCTTGCGCTTGGGATGAACTACCAGTAACTCCACCTTTAGATGTAGTTTGTCCTGCACCACCACCGCCACTAGCAGAACCGGAAGAAGCACCAACAGTTCCATCTTCTGTTAAATCTGCGGCAGTTATTCCTCCGGTTACTTTTTGCCCTTTAGTAATAGTTGTTCTTTGGGTACGCTCGCGTTGGGGTAAAATTGAGGATGGTTTATTATTTCTAATACCAGAAGTGCTGGTAGTTGGTTCTGTTGGTTTTAAATTATCATCGCAATTAGAC